ACTAGTCGTCCCAGTCGTCTATAACAGACGCAAGATCAGCATCAGACTTTTTTGGTTTTGGAGTTGTCTTCTTGCTAACTTTCGTTGGTTCAGGAGTCTTTTCTTCCGTGAACGCCCCTTCAATCACATTGGTTGCGGCTTTGACTTCTACAACTTCAAAAGGATTTTCTTCAGAAGAAAACTCAAACCCACCTTCAACAGCGGAGAACGGTGATGCCGCTTCCATTGGTACATACTTAATAACCTGTACCGCTTTCAAACGTAGTGAAATTCCTGCTTCGCGCATATTATAGGGCACAAATACCACAGCGATGTTAACTGTACTGCCAGTAGTAAGCATGAAATCTTCAGGTAGTTTAACGCCTTTAGAGTCATATTGTACAGGCTTTAATGTTGCCTCTTTACCATAAGCACCTTTAAGGGTAGCTTTGTAGGTGTACATGCCATCGTCATCTTTGGTGAAAGGCATCTCAACTTTCTCAGGCCAACCTTTCTCTTTACGTGCTTCGTACGCTTCACACATACCTAAGTACAAAGCCTTAGCTTGGTCTTTAGACATACGGAATTTAATCTCGTACTTGGCGTTATCGTCAAACGCGTCACACGGAACAGTGCGGTTCTCAGCGTTATCGAAACGATATGGTTTATTTATACGAGGCCATTGTGCCTCAACGTCTTGTATCATAAAAGTGCTATTTTGATTAGCCATAACTATTTACCTTAAATTAAATTAATTCGCGTTTATGTCAAACCCACCCTCAACAGCGGAGAACGGTGATGGTGCTTCACCAGACACAGAAACGACAGATGTCATTGCCTTCTTTGTATCTTCGTGCGTTACCATCTCGCTAACCTTGATACCAGTGTCAGTATCTACAGATCGCATAGGTTTAAAATAAAGTTTGGGTACTACACTATCCTTATCGAAATATATATTCGTAACGACAGCAATAACGGACATACCATGTGAAGATAAGTGTCTGGCGTATGCTTGCATACTCATATTACCATTCACCACCTTACCAAAAATAGTAAGGGCATTTATCTGCAACTGATATACTTCTTCTAAGTCTCCTTCAAATACAACAGCCAGTCGTTGTTGAAACCGACAAGCCCTACCACCATTCTCACCAGAACCACGTACGTTTTGTGTGCAGTCCATACACCTACGTGCTTGCACGTTTTCCTGTGATACTTTGGGAGATGGTCGTTGTGTATCATCAGACCAACATACAGGTGCAGTAGACTTGTTAGGGTCGAACTGAGCACCAAAGTATGACCTAGATACAGGCGCGGCATTTATAATGATTACGTTTATATTGTCTGACGATAATACTTCTTGTTGATTATCTCCAACCAAACTAAACTCACCACCACGTATGCTTAACCTTCTCACTAGAAGTCCTCGTCTAATGCGTCAGGGTCAAAAACAAAATCACCGCTTTCTTCCTTAACTACTTCCTTGACTTCTTCTTTACTTACTTCTTGGTTCTTCGGGCCTAAAAAATGACCTTCCAAACCATCTACATCATAACGATACGTGTTTCCAATCTTTACATACAACTCATCAGGTACTAAACCTCTACGCACCCAACCACGTACGGTATGCACAGACATGCCAAAGCGATCTGCTACAGCATCTACAGGTACAAACTTACTAGACATTACTTTCTCCTTATCTTGGTCGGGGGCAATATGAAACGCCCGACGTTGTTGTGTGGATTGCATCAGTACCGAAACCACATTTCCAAGTACATATCACACCTCGCTGCCCATGCACCTCAGCTATCTTAGTCCAGAAACAACTAGTGTATGCCAAAGCACTAGACGACAATAACACGCAACTTAAAACAAAATACTTCATCATTTTCTCCTCACTGAGACAATATACTCAGAATCTACATTTAACCCTTTCGGTACCTTGTCAGGGTTTTCTTCTAGGTACTGCTTTATATTATTCTGGTTAACACGTTTATCTAACAACTCTGGCACTTCGTTCTCCAATATAAACTCATGCATTGAAGACCAATCACTAGTCCAATAACGTGTTCTAGCCGACCTATAAAACATACCCGCTGACGTTTTCACACTATCAACTCCTTGCTCCTCACAGTATTTTAACAAGGCTTGCTTAACCTTATTCAACTGGTCGGATAGCGCAGAGTCTTCCTCTTTAAATTTAGCTGTCAACTCAGAACGCCTATCTTTAATCTTTATATAGACGCTCGTCAGTTTTTCAGCAGTAGGTGTCTCACTCATACTACGCTCCTTAGTTAAGGGATATTGACAATAGCGTACAACTCTTAGCTAGTCAAGTACTTCTTTATATAGATCGATCATCTTTGTGTGAACGTCTATTCTATTGCCCAATAGTGAGTAAACACGTCTTTCTGCAAACGATCCTTGCAAGTGCACCACTGTACATTTTTGATCTTGCCCTGACCTGTGCACCCTAGCATTCGCTTGCGCATACGTCTCTAACGAACTAGTCGGTGCCCACCACACCACTGTGTTAGCCGCTGTAAGTGTTACGCCATGTGCCGCTGACTGTGGCTGAATAACTAAAACTTTAGGGTCATCTTGTTCTTGAAACCGCTTAAATATATCTGTTCTTCTAACGCACTATCGTCACCACGTATTACCTCAACGGTTATACCATCATCACGTAACTTATTAGTTAGCATATCGATAGTGTGCTTGAAGGGTACGAATACTAATACTTTTTTACTCGACTCACTAATTACTTCTTTTAATACCTTATACCGTTTTGTTATATCAAACTGCACTGCATCACCTGTATCGGTATATACCGCACCAGAAGATATTTGTAGTAGCTTGTTCATGTTAACTGCCGCATTCGCAGCTGTAATTTGTTCGCCCGCCGCTTGCGTGACCATCTTACTCTTTAATTCTTTGTAGTATTTCTTTTGTTGCGCAGTCATATCTACTTCACGGTGTACGTACACCATAGGGGGTAAGTCTAAACACTCATCTTTCGTAAATCTTATGGCAGGTTGTAAGGCTCTATGAACTGAATCAGTAGCCGTATCTTTAGGTATCCATTTAAAATTAGTAACCTTCTGCATAACTAAATCCCTAAAAGACCCAAAGAACTTAGGTATACCATTAGGGTTAACAAGTTTTGCTATGCCATACGCATCAGTAGGGCTTTGTGCCGCAGGTGTACCTGTCATCATCCACAACCACGTATCTTTATTAACTAATTTAGCTAACGTCTTCCACCGTTTTGTCTGCACATTCTTATAGTGTGTAGCTTCATCGACGATTATTAAATCAAAACCACCCTCAGCCACAGCGTCTTGTACAATCTCTACCCCATCGTAATTTATTATCACGAAATCAGCGTCACCTGCGATTATATCCCTACGCTTCTTGGCTGAACCATACGCTACATCTACCTTGCGGTGCATAGCAAAACTAAACAAGTCATTGCGCCATGCGGACTCCATGATAGATAGGGGGCATATAACTAATACTCTATTTACCTTACCGTGATTTAGTAGGTAGTCTGCCGCCCATATAGCACTGGCGGTCTTGCCTGTCCCCTGCTCGTTAAAACAAAAAGACTTTTTATTCAATGTCATAAAACTAGCGGTAGCTTTCTGGTGGTCGTATGGGTCATACCGCCCTGTCCACTCATACCTACCTTCTATTGGCGAGGGCGCGTTTATGCCGAGATTCCTTAATACTTGCACCTCGTCAATGCCCCAATTAACCAATACTTCATGTTCTGATAACGTCTTACTCTTTGGTATACAAGTAGTAACTTTCCCGGGGGAACGTAAGTTCAGCAACAGTGCTCTGTTATCTACAATCTTCATATCTGTTTAAACTCTGTCATAGGTATATATGTACAAGTTTCGGTATCACAACTATCATTCCGGTCATACCTACCCCCCAACCGCTCTTCATATCCTGTCCTCAAAGGCACTGCGAATACCCCGTCTTTGAACTTAACAACTAAAAGAGGCATGACTTTTTCTTTCTCACTAAGATGCAATATGGTTTTAATTTTTTTAGTGCTTATCATATAAGTGGGGTACTTATCACTAGTGTTAGTTCTTGTTTTTATCTCAACATTGGCGACATGTTTCTTCCCCCTAAACAACAAGCCATCTATGGGGGCGAAAGGCTCGGATTTTTTAAGTATAAACTGCCCACTTGCCTCTATGTAATCCTTTACATATTGCTCGTTGTTACGATCAGAATCTCTTTCATACGTAGGACGCATTTTATTATTCTCCATAGGTTAACCTCGTAAAGCGGTCTTCGCTTACGATTAATGTAGCCCCGCTTCGTTCGTAGATGGGGCTAGGTCTAGTATGAACAGGGCAACAATATCACCATAACCTGACAAACTAACTTGATTTTATGAAGTGTCCTTCTAGGGAGGAAATAGTCCCCTACTCCATTTTGTTTAAGGACGCATCAAGCTAAGCGTCCGAGAGTGAATTACTTCTTAGGCTTATGC